TACTTCATTCACAACTATTTGATAATCAGCACTATCCATAATTGGATTGTCCTTTTCTAAAGCTACTATCATATTACGAATATCTCGTAATATGTGCGAATGTTCCTTTCCTGTCTTTTCAGCTATACACCTACTTGACATCATGCCTTTAGCACGATTAACAACTAATTCATTCATAATTGTAACAAAAAAACCTTTGTAGGTTATCTCGCTTAGTCAGGGTGCTTTAAAACCCAACGATAAACCTACAAAGGTATAATATCTTTAAAAGCATTTTGGCGACTAAACCATTAGGCAAATATAGATAATTTTTTATTTAAAAACAAGTGTATCGTCATAATATTTCTAATTGAATTTTAATAGCCTTTAAAATCCTTAATCTTATCGCCAAAGATTGTTTCATCGTTATTTTATCGGTAGATAGCACTGGGGTAAATGTACTCCAATAAGGGTATCTCTCATTATAACGCCTTAATGCAAGGTTATACTCTTTTTTAAGCTCTCTATAATTATCCAAAAGAAACTCTTTACCTAAAATACTAACTTTTGTTTGAATATCACATTCAAATCCTTTTGACTTTAATAAACAGCACACGCCATTGTGTATTTTATTTTCAACTAATACACTATATTCCGAATCGGCAAATTTTGTGTAATATTCTATGGCAACGCCAATCGCCTTGATAATTTCTTTATTTTCCATTTTAGTTAATATTTTCAAGTGGATAAGAAGTTAAGATAGACTCTTTATCTATTACATAAATCTCATTCAAATATTCCGTATGGGAATACTGTAATTCTGCATTTTCACTTGCAGCCTTCAATGCTAATTCTACATGGTACTTAGCAAAATCAACCATCAACTCGGCAACCACCGTATGATTCGCCCAACCATTTAATCTTTTGCTTATTAGAAACTCTCTTGCTGTCATATTAGTAATTTTCTTCTTTTAGTTTTTTACACATAAAGTCTATTTCTTTTGAAGTTAATAATCTCCTAAACCTACCATTAGATGGATTAAATGTATCTACAAAATCTTGTAAATCAGAACAAATTGAATGTTTATAATAAAATCCAACCCATTCTAAACCACAAATAAACGAGATTCTTTTTTCTTTATAAAATTGCCAATTCTCCTCTTTCAGTTCAAATAAGTCTTCATCTGAATCGTTTATTTCAATAATAAGATGTCCATTTAATTTACGGACATCTTCTTTTGTTATCGTCATTTTCATTTTGTATTAGTATTTTTCTTCAAAGGTAGCAACTTAAATAACACTTGTCAAGTAAAGTGTAAAATATATTTTTAATATTAGGTTTTTAGGCTTTTATTTTGTATATTTATTGCAAAATAGGCTATTTTCATGTATAAATTAACTGATTCGCTGGGCAATGTAATTTTCAACTCAAACTATGAGTTGAGTAATGAAAATATATCCTTAAACGACAACGAGAGGTATCTTTTTACTATTTGCAATAATAAAAATTGCGGAGATATTACAGTCGAATTATTTTTAAATGATAAATTCTGTAAATCTATCGACATCTTAGATGGCAAAACTGGCTCAATACCATTTAAAACAGGGATTGCCGACTCAATTACTGTTAGACAATATCCAAAATATACCATACCCGAATAAATAAATTGTTTCACAATGTTTACTGCCGACCTATCAGGATTGAATCGTTTAATTGCTCAATTAGAGCAACGTAGCCTTGATTATCAAGTTGCTATTGACGAAGCAACGAAGTTTGCTCAACAGACAATCCTAAATAGGGTAAAGTTGGGGCAATTAGTTGATGGTGGCTACCGTGTAAGTAATAACCCCTACAATGGAAGTAGGTATTCAAGAAGACAGTTTAACGCAAGAAAAGGTGTGCCATTGCCAACAAATTCACACAACTTGTACTTTAGTGGAACTTTGCACAAGAACTTTGTGATAAATAATAATATGCCACTCAATAAAGGTAATAGACTGTTTACTCGCACACTTGGATTTACAAACAACTTAGTTAAGGACAGAACAATTACCTACGCTGAGTTGGCTCAAATACAAGAAAATAAGACAGGGGTAGGTTTTCAGTTAAGCCCTTCTCAACTAATAAGGGTGATGGCGAGATTTAAACAAGTAGCAAGGCTGTAAGCCCTTTAGAGACTATAAATATACTATGAAAGATATTATTGTAGAATGAAAGATAAAGAATTTGAACTAATAAGTGATGACTACATTAGAGGAATTAAAGCAAGCACTATCAGAGAAGATGTGCGACAAAAGGCACAGAATAGTAGGATTGGTAGAAGCTACAAGAAGTAGAGATGCACAGGTTCTTAGACCATTAAACGCTATGGGTAGTTTTAATCCCATTAGCTATGAGAGAGAATTATTAGTCTTCTTTTTGGTCAATGGAACGGCAACTATTGATAAGTCAAAATCTATTCCATTAAAAGTTAATATGGTTGTTATGACTGACGATTATAACGACTTAGCAATGATTATAGAATCGCTTGACGAATACGATTTCCTTCCACTTGATTTAACTTTTGGAAGCACGGAAATTTATGACAAATACTTCGACTTTGATGTAAATAAGCCATTTCAAGGCTATGCTTTTGAGTTGGGATTAAATATTAGAGTTTCATACAAAGAACTTATACAATGATTGATTTATTAGAGAAGTTTAAAAGACCATGTGCGGATTTTATTGAAGCACAAGAAAAAGGAATAGTTGAATTAGAGCCACTTTTCGAGATTAATGGAGTCCCCTTTTATACATTTGTGAAAGGACTTACTTTGCTCACTGCTGAGAGATATATTCAATATTGTGAGAATGTTCGCTTTTGGAGTTCAATCGGTTTAAGCAAAGAAGTTTCTTCTGATTACATCAACGAAGCGATTGAAAAGATTGAAGATATTCGTAAAAATGTAGATGACCCAAGAATGGCTTCTAAGGCTTGCGATGAAGTATTGGTAACTCTGAGAATTTATGAAGAACATAAAAGGAGTTTCAATATTGCAGGGGCAATGCTTGAATTGTGTGCATTAGCTTTAATTAACCCTTGCGAAAGTCCTTACAAGACTGATTTTGACCATAACGCAGAAAAGATACAACTCATGGCTGCCGCTATGGATGCACCAAATGGACACGAATTTACAGTTTTTTTTTGGAAACTTTCGACACTCGATTCAATGAGTTGGGTGCAACGATTGATGGATTTCACTCCCTATTGGGCAAAGGAGGAGTCACAAATGACGGAGGCGGAAAAAAACCAATACAATTTGAGCAAAAAGCTACTGATATTGGATATTTTAAAACAGAAAGAGGTATTGGGAGAATTAAGGCTTGGCAAAGGTTCATCTCGGACTGTAAAGTTATATCGAACCATATTAAACTTGGTCAAAGAGAAGTCGAATGCCAAAGTGTTCTCGATTATCTCAACTACAAGGAACTCGTAAATCAAGAAATAGAAGCCCATAACAAGGCTATTGAGAAAAGTAATAAGAAGTAAAATCAACTGTTCGGAATTTCCGAACAGTTGCAATCCACACACAAATATAAAGGGTAATGGCAAATTTAGGGGATAATATCAGGCTGACTACGGTTGCTGATTTACAAGCACTTTCTCAACTTGTAAATGAGTATAAAAAACTTGGTTTAAGTATATCAGGGGTCGCTGGTGCGTCTCGCATTGTTTCAGAGCAAATCAAAAGAGATGCTTTAGAACAGGCTAATGCCACTAAACAAGCTACACTTCAAACTCAGCAATCTACTGCTGAGTTGAACAGGCAATCTGCCGAACTAAGAAAAAATAATTTAGAGTTGAAGGCTCAAGCTGCCGCTTTAGGTGAATCAAAGAAAAGCTCTGACGGTTTGTTTGGCTCACTATCAAGTCTATCAGGTTTACGCTCTCAATTAATCGGCTTATTCGGTGTAATGTCAGTAGGTTCTTTTGCTAAAGATATTATAGATGCTCAATCGCAAATACAAGCGTTTGACTTATCTATGAAAAATCTTTTAGGAGAGAAGTATGGAACAAAATTAACAGAAGACTTAAAGAGATTCACAGTAGAGACTCCTTTAAACTTTGAACAGGTAATTAAGTCATCAAATCAATTGGTTGGTTCATTTAAGGCTGCTGGTGCTTCAAGCGAAACCATTGGAAAAGAGATTCCAATTATTCTTGAATCACTTGGAAATAGTGCTGCTGCTTTAGGTGGAGACGATAGATTAGGTCGCTTAACTTACGCATTTAGTCAAGTTCAAGCTACTGGTAGATTAATGGGGACAGAAGTTCGCCAAATAACTGAGACAGGATTTCCTTTATTAGCTGTAATGGCTCAACAAACTGGAATAAAGGTTGATGTATTAAAGCAGAAAATAACTGCTGGAGAGGTAGACTTCAAGATGTTTAAGGATGCTATACTATCGGCAGGTATTCAAGGTGGGGTATTTGCTGGGTCTATGGATATTATGGCAAATACTGTGCGTGGTAGATTAGATAAATTAAGCGAAACCTTCTTTTTTGTCAAAGGTAAGATAGGGGAGTTTTTTGAAGATTCGGCAAGAAGTGGACTTAATTTTGTCAATTCACTATTAAAGGCTTTCTTTGGCACTGACGAAGCAATAGCAGAAACAATTGGCACGATTGAGATAGCTATAAAAACTTGGGCTGGTTATAAAATTCTTATGACATCAATAGCTGTTATAGAGAAAGCTATGCTAATATTGGAAGGGCAAAAAATACTTGCTGCGGAAGCAGAAATAGCTTTGCGAGTAAAAAACCTACTTCAACTTAAAGCACAGAGAATAGAGCGTGGCTTAGATGTTCTTGGTATAGATGCTCAAATTGCTGCAATAAATGCACTAAGTACCGCAAAGGTTAGAGAGGCACAGGCGAATCTTGTAGCCCTACAAGAGCAACGAGCATTAACATTAGCAAGAGGCTTAGATGTAGTCGCAATAGACGCACAAATAGCTACAACAACAGCGTTTATAGCAAGACAGACTTTAGCTACAACAGCAGCAACATCATTTGCTACCCGAATATCTTCTATATTAAGCCCAACTGTTCTTATAACCGCAGCTATAGCTGCCCTCGTGGTTGTTTACAAGGAAGTTTCTGACGCAATAGAAAAGGCGAATCAGTTGAATTATGATTGGGTTAAATCTAATGACAGCCAAATAGTCTCTGTTCGAGAGAGCAATATAAGAATGAAAATAGCCGCAGAATCAGTTATGCGTTTAAAAGAAGGAACTGATTTACATAGACAAGCATTGGGGGATTTAATAAAAACATATCCTCAATATTTCGGGCAATTAGATATTGAAAAAACCAAAAACTCTCAAATAAAAGCCATATATGACCAAGTTAATAAATCAATTGAAACTAAAATTGGCTTAATGGCTCGTGAAAAAATAGCAGAAGAAACGTTAAATAGATTGGTTTCTATCAGACAAGAATTAATAAAAAGTGGGGTTAAATCAACAAATATAGCTGACTTCAATAAAGAGAGTACAAGTATTTTTGACTTTTCAGGCTCAAGGAGCAAAATTGTAGAGTATAATAAATTATTGGAGCAACAGGCACAAAATGAAAAAGCCATGACCCAAGATAGAATTAAAAACTTCAATATAGAGTATATGGCTTTAAGGGTAGCGTTTGGAAAGGAGACACTTACTCGTTATGAATTTCTTACACAAAGGGAGAACTTAATGGTTAAATACCACTTAAAAGAGACTGCTGCAACTATTACTCATAACGCATCTCAGGAGGCACAAGAAAAAGAAACAGCAAGTAAAAAATATAAAATAAATGCTGACACTGCCGAGCAAAAAGAAATATTCAACGAATTGGTTCGAGTGAAGGCTCTTAAAAAGACAAGGGAGCATGAGCAACAAATACTTGACTTACAAAACAAGTATGATGTAAGTAAAGTGAATAGTGCTACTGGTGCTGCTATAATTAAGGCAGATAAGTTGGATGACTTAGAGAATAAGTATAGAATAAAAAAAGCAGAATTAACTTCAAAATGGGACGCTAAGGAGACAGGTGCGGCAAAAACATTTGCTAATCAATCCCTTAAGTTACAGGAAGATACGGCTAAAGAAAAAGACGTATTCGATGAACTTGTTTATGTGAAAGGTCTTGAAAAAACAAGACAACACGAAACCGCTCTTTTGGATATTCAACAATTTTACGACCTAAGTAAGATTCAGAACGCTGTCGGTTCTCAGAAAAAGAAGAACGAAGAGACTGCGAAGATAACTGAAAAGTACCTAAAAGATACTGCTGAATTAAATAGCAAATGGGTAAAAGGAACAGAAGATAGAAACAAATCGTTGCTTGATTTAGAGAAAAACAAGTATGAACTTTCTGAGAAACTTAGAATCATAAACTTGATATTAGCAGCCAAAAGTTCTGACGAAATACAGAGAATAGAAGAAGAGGCTGCTGATAATATTTTGAAAGAAAACAAGAAAACGGCAGAAAGGCAATTAGCTATTGAAGTTGATAAATTAAAGCAAATGGCTCTCAAAGGAAAAGAGGGTACACTTGAGTATATTAAACAAGA